GCCTTACGCCGGTCTTCTTTAATCTTGAAATACAGGTTCGTCAGATATGTCAGCAGCCCAAACAGCAGACTCCCCAGCACGCCTATTGCCGCCCACTGAGACGGGGAAACCCTGTCCAGCAACTGCAGGAACCAGTAGCCCGTTCCCACCGCTGACGTGGTGTATGACACACCTGTTGTGATTTTTTCCATCTGGTACATACCCCGTCTCCCGCAATCCGGAAGCTCACAACATGAAAAAGGCCAGCAGCTGTTTACTGATGGCCCTGACTCCCCGTTACAGCATCATGACCGATTCGGGTTGAGGTTCAGTCGCATCGGCGACCGGTGATTCAGGCTGAACTTCACCGCTCTCTGCGGTGGTATCTCCCGCTTCAGTCGGTGGCTCTGCCTGTACACCAAGCAGTTCATCCAGAATGGCATCCACTTCTGCATCAAGACGCGCTTCCAGGTTATGGCGAAGTTTCTGTTTCAGTGCGCTCCGGACTTCTTCAGAGCGCAGGACGTCCTTCACTGCCTCTGCAGTGACCAGGGATGTAATTTCTGACATGGGATTTTCTCGTCGAAAGGTGTGATTAAGAAAGTTGCCGCTAAATGAGCGGCTCTTCGGGTTTGCTTCCGGCTGACTGACTGGCGCTGATTTTCTCAGCGGCCCTTTTGTCAATCTGTCTGCGCCAGAAGTCACGCATGGCCCTGTACCCACCCGAAAGGAGATACAGCACACAGACCACCGTACAGAAGTACAGCATTAACTGGTTCAGAAATGTCATAATTTCTTTCCGTTATTGTTGACAATAAGAACTGTTTTCATTAAAAACCAGAGTACGAAAGTATCGTTCCTTTATTTTTTCTCCATAGGTATCACCACCGCCAGCGTCCATTCCTGTCGCTGGCGGTTTTTTTATCATGCCGCAGTGTCTGTGCTGTTCACTTCCACCGCAATGCTGTCTATCAGTACCGGGTAAGTCGCACCTCTGGTAATGTCTGTCACATGCAGTTTATCCGCCGCAAAGGCACTGACCGGTGACTGCGTCAGCGTGAACGGTGTGCCATCCTGACCATCAATAACCGGCGTCACCTGCAGGCTGTTATTCCCGGCAAAGCGGAAAGCCAGCGTATGCCATTCGTTATCAAATGCGCCAAAGGTTCCCAGTTTCAGGTTGTTTGTCGCCACTTTCGCATTGTGGTACATCACATTCAGGTCTTTTGCATCTGTCTGGATGTAGAACGCTGCCAGCAGGTTATTCCCCCCGTCTCCGGTCAGGGCAACGCCCTGTGGCAGTGAAGATACCGGCCAGTAAAACGCCATAACATACTGGTTCGCAGCCAGCGCTCCCGAAACCTTAAAGCGGCAGCGAATCTGCCCCCCTTTCTGTAACAGAGCCGCACCGTTGCCCGCGGCGTACTCCAGCACCCAGCTGCTTTTACCGGCTTCCTTGGTCAGCTTCACTGCCTTACCTCCGGTTCCCTCCGCATCGCTGACCACTTCTGCCCTGCCGCCACTGGCTGACCATCCCTGTACTTTCAGGCTTCCCTCTGACTCGCTGGCAAGGTAAGAGAGCAGTGTTGTGACGCCTGTGGCTTCTGCACCGGAAGGCGATGACGGGCGCACCTCTGATACTGTCGATGATGCCCCCGCGTTTAGCGCCACTCTTCCCGCATGGCGCAAAATCGCCGTTGCCAGACGGTCGGAAATAATCCCGCGGCGAGCCCATGAACTGAAATGGCTCGCCCTGTCCTGTGACGTCCAGGTGGCTGAGCTGTCACGCCATTTCGAACCGTAATATCCGATACCCGGAATGTCCGGGTCTTCTTCCGGTTTGTTCGTCGGCACATTCACCCCGTTCTCATCCGTCATGAACGGTACGAAATGGATATTCTTTTCCGTTTTGTTTTTATAGCTGCCATACACCGTCTGGTACGTGGATTCGTTCTTCTGCTTCCAGAAATACGTCGTGTCCCCGCATATCCAGGGAACACCGCCAGCAGAGCCACCGACGCACTGGCCTGCCATATCCGCCAGGTCTGCACGGAATTTATCAACCAGCGCACCAAACTGTGCGGCGTGATTTACCGGCGTACCGCCAAAATCAAATTCCCCCTGCATCCACACCACGGCAAACAGCACATTTTTCGGATTCTTCTTCAGTGCTGCTTTTGTTCGACCGATAAGGTCCTTATACAGCGGCTTGTCCACACCCCAGCGGGTTGAATTCTCCGAGGCACCACTCGCGTCACTGTATGTGCCATCGGCTCCGGTGGTGAACGCTGAACCACCACGACAGCACGGAACCAGCAGAATGCCCGCATTCGCCGGTATAAACGGCAGCAGTTTTTTGGCGATATGCAGCCCTTGCCCCACGGTTCCGTACTGCCCCTTTGACAGGTCCGCTTTCGGATGGTTAAGGCGGCTCATGTCCTGCACATCATGCAGACAATGGTCCGCCGGAATGATGTCGTTATATTTACAGGCGACACCGCCCGGTGTCACCGTACTGCGACGCGCTAACTGTTTAATACGTGGATCAGGGCTGTCGAATGTATCCGGCAATGGCAGTCCCTCACCGTATGACATACCATTGGACTGACCAGCAAGCGCGATCACATAGTAATATTCTGGCGCAACAGAAGGCGCTGAGGTCGTCGGACGGTTGCCTGGCTCCTCTGGTGATGAGATGCTCCCCTCACTCACAACTGGCTGGATGAACTCCGCACCATAACCAGCTGTCGAAATCAGCGCACTACCATAAGGCTGCCACCCTTCCTTCAGTTTTTGAGTTATTCGTTTCGCAAGGTCTGACGGCGACGCCGCCCTGACAACATCATAGTGTTTAAATGCCATGAATCCTCCCGGCCGGGATAATATTGTGAGTAAAATAAGGAGCGGGCTGAAGTCCGGAAGTTACAGGACAATGGCAGAAGGGAGACTACAGCCCGCAATTCGAAAAAGGTCGCGCAGTTGCGCAGAGTGATTACTATAGGGTATTATTCGCCAGCTGAAATATTACTTCACGTTTCATTGTTTATTCCTTGCCGCCCGCGTCTCCCAGCGCGGGCTTTTTTGTCCATAAGAAAGCCCCTCCGGAGAGGGGCTGGAGAGTGGCGCTATGTGCCATTGCATGGTGCCGGGTGCCTCCCGGTGAATTCAGTATCAGCACCTGAATCCGCGATTATCACATATACCTGGTTGCTGATTGCCCCTCCGCACAGGGGGATTCACCATGCAGTAGTATTTTTAATAAACAGTAAACAAAAAAATCAAGCATTATGCAGGCTGTTTCTTTTTATCACCGGCCACAGCAATACCACAATGCCGCAGACCAGAGCGCCATCAGTCAGTACCAACATTATCCTGCTGGTGAAATCCATCATCACCATCACTAAAAGCAGGATCACAACAGCAAGCAGACACAGTTTATAAAACAATGTTCAGAAAACGCATTCAGCATGCCTAAGGTTCTATTCCTACGAATAGCCAACTTGCAACTTAAAATATTATTTATGCAGCCAATTAAATTCTGGTCCTTACAATATCAACCTGAAGATTCTTATCTTGTGCTGATTGATAAATCACAAACCTTTTACTACCTGCATTGAAAGAAGTAGACAAAACCAGACAATTATCATAACGAGCAAGAACATAATACCAACCATCATTATAATTAATCATTTCATATTCTTTCTTAAACTGTGGTTTGTAATATCCTGTCAGAAATGAAAAAAGCCAGAAATATGCCACAAAAGCAATCATCACAATCTCAAAAAAATGCTTTTTTATAAATGGCTTATCATAGAAGCATGATACCGATAAAAATCGCCCATAAGATCTTATCGAAGTTGTAACCGCCAGCGCAATCGCTGCTGACAGTAGCAAAAGAGGTACCTGAATCTTCTGTCTCAATATAGAAAACTCAATAATTGCCGGCACAAACAATAATTCCACAGCAAAATAAAGGCGAAATACATTTAGCTCTTGCATAGAATGTTTTCTTTTCACTGCGAAAAAGAATACAACACCAATACCCCAACCGATAAGAAATATAGCAATGACGATAACTGCAAAAAATAAACTTCTGGCAACATCATCAACACCTGCACCTACAATCCACCATGGGAAGCCGTAGTAAAAAGAAGTACCCCATCCATAGAAATAAGCACTCCCCCATCCAAGGCATCCCATGTAGGCAATAAAAAGTGAAGAACTCCTGAGCAGCGCACCATCCTTCATAACCACCCCAATACAAGATGATAACATTGGCTTACAACTCATAACAAAAGCAATTCAATGCCGTCAAGAGGTTACAGGCTAAAAAAACTCTATTACATTGCAGTCAGCATGTTTACTACACAAATACAATTCAGAGCATAAAAACTACTCGGCGGCAGGTTATTGAGACTCATCAATGACATGTAAAAAACGCCCATTATTGGTGTCAAGTTTCCCCAAAGTTATTCAAAAAGTCAATATTATGCCGTTAATATGTTGCCATCCGTGGCAATCATGGCGCTAACGTGTGATCGCATTCAAAATGTTGTCTGCGATTGACTCTTCCTTGTGGCATTGCACAACCAGAGCGTCATACAGCGGCTTAACAGTGCGTGACCAGGTGGGTTGGGTAAGGTTTGGGATTAGCATCGTCACAGCGCGATATGCGGCGCTTGCTGGCATTCTTGAATAACCGACGCCTTTACATCTTCCGCACTCTTTCTCAGCAACTATCCCCCACTGCTCTGTTTTGGCTATATCAACCGCACGGCCTGTACCGTGGCAATCTCTGCATCTTGCGCCCGGCGTAGCGGCACTACGGCAATAATCCGCATAAGCGAATGTTGCGAGCACTTGCAGTACCTTTGCCTTAGTATTTCCTTCAAGCTTTGCCACGCCACGGTATTTCCCCGATACCTTGTGTGCAAATTGCATCAGATAGTTGATAGCCTTTTGTTTGTCGTTCTGGCTTAGTTCATGCTTACCGCAGAATGCAGCCATTCCGAATCCGGCTTGTGATTGCGCCATCCCCATAGCAGCCATCACATCAGTACCGGAAAGAGAGTCAGAAGCCGTGGCCCGTGGTGAGTCGCTCATCATCGGGCTTTTTGGCGAATGAAATTTAGCTACGCTTTCGAGTCTCATGCGCCTTCTCCCTGTACCTGAATCAATGTGAGGTTTCCGCAGAACACTGCGCCGGTATCTATATACATCTGGTTGGCAAATTTGAGTGGTTTCACTGCTGGCGTATGACCAAAGATGAACGTGTCCGCGCCTTTGATTTCTTTCACGATCCCGTCTTGTGAGTTGCTGATTCGTTCGCGGTTCCAGATTACCTGCTGAT